CACGATATTGATGCCAAGCTCGTAACTGGCGACACACCAAAGGATGAAAGAGCCGAAACGCTACATGAGCTTGCCTATGGTGATCTTCAAGTAGTTGTGAACGTTTCGGTACTGACTGAGGGTTTTGACGCTCCTGCCGTGTCTTGTATCGTTCTTACAAGGCCATGTTCACAAAAGGGTACGATGGTTCAAATGATTGGTCGTGGGCTACGCACGATTGATCCAGAGGAGTTCCCAGGTGTTGTTAAGACAGATTGTGTGGTTCTTGACTTTGGCACAAGCGTTCTCACGCATGGGTCTTTGGAAGACGCAGTTGACTTAGATGATCGAGAAAAGGGTGAAGCGCCTTTAAAAGAGTGTCCAGAATGCGAATCCTACGTTCCTATGGGTGTTCAAGAGTGTCCAGTATGTGGGCATCTTTTTGAGTCAGAGAAAGAAGAAAAAGAAGAGTTATCTGCATTTACCATGACAGAGTATGACTTGATGCAAATGTCACCGTTCCGTTGGATTGATTTGTTTGGTGATGGCAGCTTGCGTATGGCGACAGGCTTTGAAGGATTTGTCGGGGTGGCTAACACATCAAAGCTATCAGTTGCGTTTGGCAAGCGTAAGAAAGGTAAAGTGCGTGTTCTTGCCGTTGGCGGCAAACCACAAGCTACCGCAGCCGCAGATGATTTCTTGCGTGATATTGAAGATGGCAGCGCAGCAAAGAAGACCAAGCGTTGGTTAGATCAAAACTTAACAGACACACAACGCAATCATTTAGCTACGCAAGGCATCGAAGTAAATGGATTTGACTTCTCTTGGACTAAATACAAGGCCGCATGCATGCTTAGTTTTATGTGGAATAGAAGTCCGATTGAACATGCAGTGGAGGCTTACCTATGATACGTTGGGCAGTTTATGATGACGGTTTAAAAATTTGGGACAATGGTAAACTTATTGCAGTTATTCCAACATCAGATTTTAAATACATTTTTTCTGATTTGGCGTTATGGTTAAGACATAACAATGAAGAAAGGCAAGAAGATGGCTAGGTTTGAAATGGTTTTGTCTTTAGCCAAACGCAGTAATCAAAGAGAATTATATACAGAAGAAACTAAATACGTTTGTTTTTGTAAAAATCTTAAAGATCTAAGTGAGATTACAGATACGGCAAACGAAGTTATTCAAGATGAGGTGGAGGATTCTGAAGAAGGCGAAGTTTTGTTCGGGTCAGCAGATGTTATTGTAAATGATCTTACAATTCTGATGCTGCAATACACAAACAGTGAACTTCCAAAGAAAGAAATAGATGAGATTATTGATTTATTAACAGAGCAACAGGGAGCAATGCACTAATGGAAGAAAGAAAGCCAATAGAAGAACTGGCATTTATATTAGGAAAGTTTGGGTGGGAAACCAGATTTTGTGATCTGTCAGAAGATCAGGTTCATACACTCATATTCGGATTACAAGAAGCAATAAAACTATCAGCGGAGATTGACATTGGGAAGCTCGAAGAAAATTACTTTAAGTCAACGGGCGCTTGGCCCCATACAAGCATCCCATTCTGATCCCGTAATTGAGGCAATAGCAGAGGCTGTAGACCGAGGAATTGTTCGGCTTAATGAGAAGAAAAAACGGCGGAAGTACCTGGGGGCATCAAGTATTGGAGATGAATGTAGCCGTAAGATACAGTATCGCTATTTGAATTATCCTCAAGATGAGAACTCTGGCTTCAGCGCACAGACACTGCGCATCTTTGAGTTTGGTCACGGAATCGAAGACTATGCAGCAAAATGGATAAAGGATGCAGACTTTGATCTCAGGACAGAAGACAAGATGGGGGAGCAGTTTGGGTTTTCTATTGCTGATGGTGAGATTAGAGGACATATAGATGGTGTGATCTGTGATGGTCCTGTTGATATGTGTTATCCTGCGTTGTGGGAGAACAAGTCAGCAAAAGATAATAAATGGAAAGCTTTTCAACGCATGGGCGTGGCAAAGGCAAACCCAACATATGCAACGCAGATCGCTCTGTATCAGGCTTACATGGAGTTAACAGAGTGTCCTGCATTGTTCACAGTCGTAAACAAAAATACGTCTGAAATATACTATGAGTTGGTGCCTTTTGATAGAGACTTGGCACAAGCAGCAAGTGATAAGGCAGTAAATATCTTGACTGCATCGAAAGCAGGTGACATTCTACCTCGCATAGCTCAAAGCAAAGATTTTTATCTTTGTAAGTTCTGTGAGTTTAGGGAGACTTGTTGGAAGGGTAAATAAGATTAGGGGTCAGCACCGTGTCAATGCTAACCCCCTGAAGTGGTAAATACGAGTATAAGGACAATATAATGTCATTGAGAGTAGTTGGCAATACAATATATGGGGGCAACCAAAAAGATTTAGTTGCTGAGATTACGGAGAAAGTTCCGTCATATGTACAGATCGAAGCACTAAAGAACGCCTACCCAAACGGAAGAGTTGTTCGGAATGAGTTCTATCTTGGCTCATTGGCAGGAGAAGCAGGGCAATCTCTTAAAATAAACATTGATCCGTCAAGCCCAAACTTCATGCGCGGCATGGATTTCAACAGTGGTGACGGGATCGGGGGTATATCTAAGATATTAATGGAAGCTTACAGGTGGAAAATCACCGATGTAGCCGAACATTTTGCTACATTTTTGGAGCGTTCCCAGGCAGAAGCACCGATGAACCCAATTAACCCGAACAAGTTTGATGACAGCCAGGGAGAACAACCCGAACAAGTTAAGCAAAGACGGGTCATTGACATCAATACACCACATGATGGCGAGTATTTCTATCTATCAACTGATGGAGAAGTCCTTGTAACAGTGCGAAGATATATAGAAAGAGATGCAGCAGGAGAAATTGTTCGGGATACGGACGGGAATGCGAAGAAAGAGTTCCGCCAGTTTCCGCGTTTACCTGAAACTAGACCGCTTTATAACCTTCCTGACGTTGCTCAATCAGATCGCGTGATATGGGTTGAGGGTGAAAAGTGTGCAGATGAGCTAACGAAACAAGGATACACAGCTACTTGCACTATCGGTGGTGCAGGGATGCTATCTCGTAACACAAAAGACAAGTTTGACTTCTCTCCATTGCAGGGAAAAGAACTAATCATATGGCCTGACAATGACGATGCAGGTAGAAAACTAGCTAGGATAGTCCAAGAACTGGCACAGAATGCAGGGGCGAAGCTAATTACTATGCTTGTGCCGCCGAAGGGTAAGCCCAAGAAATGGGATGCAGCAGACGCAATCGAAGAAGGGTTTGACATATCAAACTTTCTTAATGCGCCTGTGCATAAGGTAAAGAAGTCATTATCTCTTAAAAACCAGAACTTGCTTATCACTCAGCAGTTTGTTGGGTCTGCTCCAGAGCAGAAGTTCTTGATCGGAGATACGATACCGCTCGGGGTGCCAGTGGTATTTGCAGCCGCAGGGGATAGCGGTAAGGGTATGATGACGCTTGATTTAGCAATGAAGGTGGCATCGGGCGATGGCATGCAAAATGCTTTTGGTGGTTTGGTTGCCAATCATGGCACATCAATTGTTTTATCAGCAGAAGATGACAAAGATGAGATCCACAGAAGGATCAGCAGGCTAGATCCCCTGAACAAACGTTCGGGTTATGACCATGATTGTATCATTGTGCCGCTGCCGAACGAAGGCGGTGTGTTTCCAATTATGATGAAAGTGGACAATACATATGCAACATCACCTGAGTTTGAAAAGATATATGAAGAAATGTTGGAGATAGAAGACCTGGCATTAGTTGTTATTGATCCAATGGCATCATTTGTACACGCAGATGTAAACGCTGATCCTGCGGCAGGCGCAGCATTCATGGGTCTGTTGGCGCAAATCTCAACCGAAACTGGTGCAACGGTCATGGTAAACCACCATATGGCGAAGGTAAGTGACAATGACTTTATCGACTCGCCAGAGAAAGCTCGTAACAAAATCAGAGGTACGTCTGCGATTGTGGACGGTGTAAGATGCGCATTTTCTGTATGGCAAGTGGATGAGCCTACGGCTAAATCACGTTGTAAAGACTTACAAGTACCATATACAAGAAACGCTGTGTTTGACGGTGCGGTGGTAAAGGCAAACGGTCCTGCAAATCGGGAGATAAGACACTTTATCCGTAATCCAGATACTGGTCTGTTAGAAGATAAAAGTATAGAAATAAGAAATTTTGCCATGTCTCAAGCCCTTCGAGAAAGAATAGAGTATGTATTCAACTTTATTAGAACGCGAGAGGAGCGTGGTATCCCTATTACTAAAGGTGGTATGCATGATGGTATTTTTGAAGCCGTAAAAGCAGCGCCAAATGATGATATTAATGCAGGAAATCTTAAAGGTATAGGCGAAAGCACACTTAAAAAGGCAGTAACCTCACTACAAAACGATGGGCGTATTGACCAATTCAAGAGAAGTAAAAGCACCCCTCGTAAATGGCTTGGTGTTGTTGGGGGGCGGTTAAATCAAGAAGAAAATATGCTTGACTAGCTTGGGATAGTATGCTATTTATCCCAATTATTCTAGAAAAAGGAGAAGAAATGATTACAGTAATTGAAGATAGACAACCAACGCTTGAAGAAGCGCAGAAGATTGTCGGGGGTAATGTGGAGATGGTACATTCTCCAACGGAACCTGAGTGGCAAATCTTAGTAAATGAAGAAGGACTGCTGATTGGTTTACCGTTCAACGCAGAAGCCACAAAGCTATGCGGGACGGGCATTGTCGGACCCGCTATCGTTTTAAAAGGGGATGCTAAGTGGACGTAGAAACGCAAGCAATAATGAAGCAGCTTAAAAGAAAAGCCCGTTTGTTAGTTACTCATTCAGAACAGATGGGCTTTTTTA